TAATTATGTATCAGAAAATGCATATGACTATGACGAATATCACGCAAAGTATTCGTACCGTCAATTTGGTTTGGCTGAAGGTAATGAATTCATTATTCCTGGAACTGCCATTAGAGCAATTACCGATAATCAGAATATTCCAGGATACAGAAACAACTACCGTGGCTCTAAAACAATCTGGGCAGTAAATCCAAGCAATGTTTTGGCTGGTACTATCGTTACTCAACTTGCAAATACATACTACAATGGGTCAACGGTAACCAATAACCCATATGATGATTATGCAACAACAATTATTCTTCACAATGGTCAACTACTGAACGGTCAGCCAGTTAACGGTAAGATATTTGTAAACTGTACAGAAGATTCGTACACATTCAGTCGTGAAGAATACAACAAGGCTATGATTCAGGTTGTTGATCCTTCTGATCCATACGAAACAATTGGAAGTTTGAACTGGCAATACTCTACAAAGAGACTAAACAGATCTCCACAAAGAGTAAACGTTAGTGGACTAACAGAACTTGGTCAAACCACGCCAACCAATGGTGGTGGTGGTGCGTTTATTCAGGCACCATCAAATGCATCAAATGGTGTAATTAGATCACAGACAGACCTTGGCGTAAGAGATCGTCAATCTGATTTGTATGCCACAGAATCTGAAGAAATTTATCCAATTCAAGAGATTCCAGTACTTAGCATGACTTGGCTTGGTCTGAAATGGCTAGAGGGATAAGGGAGGAATATAACATGTTTGTAACAATTAATGAAATTAAAACTATTACTGGTAAAACAGTTAGAGCAGATTTGCTAGAACGTGCACAGTATGTCATTGAGGCATATGTTGGTAAGTTTGAAGACGAAGTAGCAAACACAAAGGATCTAGAAATCCTTAAACGTGCTGTTGCTTATCAGGCTGCCTACATGCTAAACAATGAAGATGTTGTCTATGAGCAGATGGCTGTTTCAACTACTGGTCAAAATGATGCCTACACTACCTTTAAGCCAGGAGACACCACATCTCCGTTTATTGCACCAATGGCAGTGATGGTCTGCAACAAATTAACTTTTGTTCGTTCAAGATCAATTTACACTGGTAGAATGACTCAGGCTGTGGACGTTGCCGATTGGAGAAGCATCTAATGCAACCAATGGCTTACAATAGACACAAATACTCTGGTGAACTATATAAGTTTGTCAGAAAGGTTGTTGGAGATGCTACGGCAATTGAATACTACTTTGCTAATAATGTTGCCCTAACCGCAGGGGTAGATAAAACTGGCAGAATGACCATTAAGACTGATCAGCCTATCGCTATTGGCTCACTAATTGCTAATATAAAGGATGCTAATGGAAATCTAATCCTTGATGATATGATTTGGCAGATTAATGGTCTTGAGCCAATCCTAAACGCCTTTAACAACATTGAAAGTTATAGGTTGAGAGCAGTTAAGTTCCAGGGAACCATCTAATGGGTCTATTTAGTTCATCTCTGGCATCTATAGTTGAGGCAATTGGTAATGAAATAATTGCTGAAGCATTTGACGATGCTCTTTCAACTATGGAAGGTATGCTTGGAAATGCTGGTCAGGAAGCCGTTTTCTATGATGCAGTCGTATCTGAATTTGAGTCTGCACTAAGTTCATCTAGTGCTGAAAACGGTTGGGAATATGTTGACATTGGCGAATACATGGACTTTATGGGTGAAATTGTAGAAGCAGGAAATCAGATTATGGATAGTGCCTATTCATATCTTGCAGAGATTTCATCTGGATCTTCTGATGGCGACTTTGATGAAGACGAAGCAGCAGAACTTGGAGAGGATTACGAAGGATAATGAAAAAAGCAAAAAAGATATTTAAGAATACCATTGCTCTTGTTGTGCTAAAGGTGTCTGGTGTTCTTGCAGCAGGTTCTTTGGGCGGTATTGAGATTTGGCAAGCAGCACTAATTGCATCCTTTGTAGGTGTAATGGAAGTAGCAGAAGAGTTGTCAAGATCATACCTGCAGGATGGAGAACTATCTGACAAGGATATTCAGACTGCCTATTCACAAGACGGTCAATAAGATGGTATAATGGATGTAGTGGTCTTCCGACGATCACTCACCTCATAACTAAATAAATCGCTCCCCCAGTTTCCTCTAGTCATAGTTGGGGTTGAGTTTAGGGGATCTATATTTTCGCTGATATAGGTCCCCTTTTTGCATAAAGTGTGATATAATTGAGTATATCTTAAAAGCAGTGTCTTGACAGCGAACAGACCTAAAAGATAACAGTATCGCCTCACTAAGCGACTATATACCTGGTTAGAGCAGGGCTATTTCCCCATATCCAGTCAGTTAGTGACTCTGGGACTGCAGATCAGAATAATCTCTCCTAATTACTAAACTTATGCTATGTCTTGATTTGGCATATTTAATGGCGTTTCTCCCATCTCTTCCGTCAGGAATTAGGTATCAATAAGAGCCGTGGTATTGTCCACGGTACCCAGTGTATAGACTGTGACTAGAATACCTATACAGCAATCAAGAACGAAAACTCACTAGCGAAACAAATTTCTAGAGACACCTTGTTTCTAGTACGAGGGTAATGGTTTACTATATCTAAAATATATGATATAATAGAAGTATTATTTAGGAGGTAAATAATGAATATAATGGAATTAAATAAAGTATACTTCTGTGATAAATGTATGTATACTACAATGCTTAAGGATAATGCTAACTGTCCTAACTGCAATACACCTATGGAAGAAATAGGTTTTATTGAAGATGGCAAGAAAGGCACAAAAGGTATTGGTGGATCAACCAAGCCTGGACTTTGTGCATGTGGTGAACCAAGGGCAAGCAAGGGTTTGGATGAGCAGGGTAGAAGGCGTTACAGAACCCAGTGCTACAAATGCCTATATCAAGCAAGGCTTCATGTAAAGGCTACAAAGTGTAGAATTTGCGGTATCACACCTAAAAAGAAGTCAGACCTACACCTTGATCACATAGACGGCAATAGGTCAAACAATAGCGTTAATAACATACAGACACTATGTGTTCAGTGTCACAAATACAAGACTAATAAGCAACAGGATTGGAAGAAGAAGAATGTCTAAGAAATGCCCAAGATGTAACCAAACAAAAGAACTATCAATGTTTTATAAGTCAAAGAGACTTAAGCAAGGAGTGCAGTCATACTGTAAGCAATGCCACACAGAACTTGACAATTTGGCACGGCAGCGAAGAATAGACCATGGACCAAGTATCATTAGAGATAGTAAAGTATGTAAGATCTGTAACAACAAGAAGCCAATATCACAGTTTGGACTAAGAACAAACTCTGCTGATGGTAAACTGTCATACTGCAAGCCATGCTGGACTGAATATGTTAAGAAGGCTAAAAAGAAGCAAAAGATGGTATAATAGATATGTTCTACTGTTGCCATTAGAACTGAGAGGGATGCACTGTCACGGTGTGTCCCTTTCTTAATATCATGGTATAATTACATAGATGCACAAACTAGGTGATTTTTGGAGGGTATTAGGATAATATGATGCTATTCCCATATGCAAAAGACCTACACTATGAAGATCAAACACTATCATTTACACTACAGTTCTTTGATAGTTCTACAACAACTAACATAGAAGTAAAGATGCCATTAGATGCTGATTTGTCTGATTTGATGGAAGAGTTGTTTGAGAAGGAAGAGATTTAATATGTTATTTAAGTGGGAATCCTATCAAATGCGTGTCGTAATCTTTAAAAACAGAGGAGAGGTGTCCAAATAATGGGATATCAAACATTTACAGAAGAACAAATAGAAACTTTTATTGAACATGCTCAAGAAATGGGCATATCACCTGCTATTAGGTATCTTAACTATCCTAAGAGTTATCACACAGCAAAGAAATGGTTTGAACAAAGATCATTAGACATGCCTACTATGGATACCCTGGCAAAAATGGCGGTAGATACAAGAGCATTCTATACTGATAAAGAGAAACTAATAGCAGCACAGGCAGTATTAGATAGATGTGTAGAGACACTAATGGAAGATACACTAGATCCTGATCAATTGAACAAATTGGCAAATGCTGTACATAAGGCTATTCAAACTATTAATCTTATTGAAGGTAAGTCTACTGTTATTAATGAGAATAGACAGAAGGATGGACAAGATCTTGCTATCATTGATTTGTTAAATGAGGCTAAGATGAGAAATGATGCTATGAAGCAAAGAGGAAATGTTACAATTGCATAACTATTTGTTTAAGGGTGGGGTACCCAGTCGCAATGAAATTTCTGTTTATGTATTTTTGCCACTCTATAAAAATATTTCTAATAAAATTCAAATATGGAGTATGATATAACATGATTCCAGAGGTAATAGCAGCAGTAGCAGCAGGTATTGTAACAGTTCTAGGAGCATTCTTTGGCTTTACAAAGTGGATACTAAACACATTTCTAAAAGAACTCAAACCAAATGGGGGTAGTTCACTAAAAGACCAGGTAACTCGTCTTGAGGTCAAGTATGATGATCTGGATAAAAAGGTAGATAAACTTTATGACCTTATTATCACACATTTAGGGAGAAAATAAATGAAGGCAGCAGAGATCCTAAAAGACGTACCAGTAGAACTCCTAACGTTCTCTGAGGGTCGTAGAGAACTTACAAAGTATGACCCTATGTTATTTGCCCTACTCTATCTCCCACACCACCTACAGAACGCACAGGGCGAAATAACGCTATCTGAGTTCCACACTGATCTAGCAGAATATGGTAAATCTTGGATTCACAAGCCTACTGAACCGAAACAGAATAGAGATGCTTTTATTGCCCCTCGTGAATGCGGAAAGTCTACTTGGATCTTCCTAATTCTGCCTATGTGGGCAGCAGCACATGGACATGTCAAGTTTATTGCCGCTTTCTCAGATGCTGCTAGCCAGGCGGAAACTCACCTAATGTCATTTAAAAACGAACTGGAGACAAATGAATACCTTATTGAAGACTATCCAGAACTTTGCCAGCCGAAAATCGTCGCTTCAAGCGGTAGGGCGATGGCTTCAAACTCGTGGCGTATTATTCAGAGCAATGATTTTATTTTTGACGCTAACGGTATTGATACTAACTCCCTAGGTAAGAAGGTATTTGGGCAGCGTCCAGATCTAATTATCCTTGACGACATTGAAAAGGGTGAAAAGAACTACTCTGAGTATCAGGCAGGGCAGCAAAAGAATACAGTATTTGACGATATTGCTCCTATGAATATCTATGCTCGTATGATCTTTGTTGGTACCACAACCATGCCAAACTCGGTTATGGACCAGTTTCGCAAGTATGGAGAGGGTCAAACAGACCCAGAATTGAACTGGATTAAGGATCAGAACGTAACTGTTCACTACTATCCAGCAATCATGACAGACGACAAGGGCAATGAGAGGTCTGTATGGCAAGAAAAGTGGTCTTTGGAGTGGTTAAACAGCCAGAGACACCTACGTGACTTCGCTAAGAACTATATGAACCGTCCTGTAAACACAGATGGTACATTTTGGACTAACGAAGATGTTATAATAGAAGATATTGAGGATTATGGCAACACTATTATCTCTATTGACCCTGCGGTCACCAAGGGTAAGATATCTGACTATACAGGTATTGCCGTTCTATCAAGGGGTTATGACGAAACAGGTAAAAGCGTAGTGTACGTAAGACATGCAGAGCAAGTGAAGATGTCACCATCAGAAATCGCAGAAAGAAGTGCGTTTCTTGTTGACAAATTTGAGGTAGGCGTTCTATATGTTGAGGTTAACCAGGGTGGAGATCTTTGGAAGGATGTATTTAAGAATATTCCTGCCAAGTATAGATCAAAGTCACAAAGTTTGTCTAAGCAAATTCGTGCAGGAAAGGCACTGAACTTCTATCAGCAAGGTAAGGTAAGGCACACTGCCCACTTCCCTGCCCTAGAAGAACAGATGTGGTCATTCCCAAAGGTAAGCCACGATGACGTATTGGATGCTGTAGTTTCAGGTATTCTGTACTTTTTGGACAATAAAGCGGTAAAATTAGAAGCGAAACAAATAAACTATTTAAGGAGAACCCATGCCTAATTATAATGACATGAAGAAGGCTATTGATCTGATTAGAGATCGTAGAAATCACTACCTAACAGCAGAAGCATACTACGAAGGTAGCGTTTCTGAGGTATTTACCAACGCAAAGTGGTACAAGTTGCTAACAGCAAACAGAACAGACTTTAGATTTAACTTTGCACGTACAGTTGTTGACTCAGTGCTTAACAGACTAGAGATTAACAACATTACAGCACTTACAGATGCTGCTAACCGTAAGATTAATGATATCTGGGAGATGAATGACCTACAGATTGACGCTGACGAGATCCACAGACGTGCACTTGTATACGGTGACTGCTACTCAATCGTATGGACAGATGTAAACGGTAACATCACCGTTGACTACAACTCACCACTTACCACAATCATGATCTATGATGACGAGAACCCAAGAGTAAAGAAGTTTGCTGCAAAACTATGGCAAACAGAAGACCCAATGGACTACACCAAGAAGATTGCTCGCCTAAACATGTACTACCCAGACAGAATTGAAAAGTTCCAGATGTCTGGAGAGATTGAGAACGTTGTTTCTGCAGGTGGCTTTGTTCTTATTGACACAATTGAGAACCCATGGGGAGAGATTCCTGTGTTCCACTTTAGAACCACAAAGCAGTACGGTAGACCAGAGCACATTGATGCCTTTGGTCCACAGGATGCTATCAACAAGTTGATCATCACTCACATGAACACCGTTGACTACCAAGGTGCACCGCAGCGTTATGCCTTGTCTGGAAATGGTAACTCAGCAGAGTTTGAGGACTTTGATGACAATGCAGCAGCAGCAGATAACCTTGGAAGCCTAAAGAATGGTCCAGGAGAACTCTGGTACCTTAAGGGAGTATCAAAGGTTGGAGAATTCTCACCAGCAGACCACAAGGTGTTTACAGAGCCAGTTCGTGACTTCGTCAGATCAATGGCATCTATCACAAACACTCCTCTGCACTACTTTGAGAAGACTGGAAACGTTCCATCTGGAGAGGGTCTACGTACCGCTGAAGCACCACTGCTAAAGAAGGTAGAAGACCGCCAGATCACATTTGGTTCAACTTGGGCAGATCTATTCAGATTTGTTCTTAAGATTGACAACGAGGCAGAGCCTAACGTAGAGATCAAGTGGAAGGCTGTAGAAAGCATGGACAGCCTAGATGCTTGGGAAGTTGCCGTAAAGAAGCGTGTTGTTGGCGTTTCTCTTGAGCAAGTTCTCGTAGAAATGGGATACGACGTGGAGATGGCTGCACAGATTGCTGCTGCAGAAGAACGTCTAACTGACCTATCTCAAAACACAAATACCAATAATGTAATGATGCAACAAACAGGAGGACAAATTGGAAACTAATGAAGCAACAGAACCAGTAATCAATGACCCAAAGGCAGTTCTAGACGCTCTAGAACGTGCCAAGGAAGATGCAAAGCGATTCCGTGAACAGGCTGAAGAACTAACGAGCAGCCTAGAAGCAAAGGATCAGAAGATTGCTGAATTTAATGGCAAACTGCTTACCGAAAAGATTAAGCAGAAACTTGCAGACGAAGGCATTAAGGATACTTCACGAATCATGAAGTATCTTGATGTAAACGCATTGCAACTTGATGAAACATTTGATGTAGTTGGATTTGAGGAGCAAATTGCTCAACTCAAGAACGATCTGCCAGAAGTGTTTGATCCAAAACTACGTGTTGGTGGTCAGGCAGATACTGCCATCAAGGCAAGTGTAAGCACCCAATACTCAGCGTCTGAGATGCAGGCAATGAAGATTTTGGGTAAACTGTAATAAAAAGAATGGTATAATTAATCTAGATTTCTATGGCAAATGGACGTTTGCTCGGAAACGTTGGATGAATTGGACGATTCAAACATTAATCAAAATAAATTATCTAAAGGAGATAAAAAATGGCTCGTATTGACCTAACTGAGGCAAACGGCTACATCCTAGAAGAACAAGGATCGTCTGTAATTCAGGCACTTGTTGCTAACTCGGCTGTAGAGGCGTTTGCTCGTAGAGAACCAATGGCTTCTCGCACAAAAACAGTTCCTCGCTTCGTTGCTGACGCTCCAGAAGTTGTTTCCGAAGGGGCAACAATTCCAGAGGCTTCGGCTACTCTTGACGAGATCGTACTCACTGCTAAGAAGTACGCAAAGATCTTCCACATCTCGGAGGAAGACGTAAATGACTCGCTAGTAGACACTCTTGGTGTTTACAAGACTGAGTGGGCAAGCAAGTTCGCACGTAAGTACGACAACGCATGTCTTGGTGTAACTGCTGCTGCAGATGGTGATGACGGTCAGCCGTTCACTTCTGTTTACCGTGCAGTTTCACAGTTCAACACCGCATCTAACCTAGTTCAGACTGCTGGTGACTTGACATTCGCTCACATCAACGAGGCTCTTGGTCTTGTTGAGACAAGCAAGTACTTTGATGCAGCAAACACTGTATTCATTGCACACCCGAAGATGCTTGCAGCACTTCGTGGAATGGTAGATGGAACTGGTCAACTAGTTCTTCCTAACCCAATCGCAGCAACTCCTGGAAGCCTTTTCGGTTACCCACTTGTTGTTTCGTACGGTGCTGCTACCTCTGCTGCTGCTACTGACGCACCTGCTGGTAACCCACTTCTTATTGTTGGTAACCGCAAGATGATGATCAACGGTGTTCGCAGTGGTGTAGAGTCTGTTGTATCTCGTGATGCACAGTTTGACACTGATGGTGTCTTGCTGAAGACTCGTGTTCGTCGTGCATTCGCAGTTGCAGATGCTGAAGCATTCGCAATTGTTGAAAAGACGGAGGCTGCATAATCATGGCTAGCAAACTATATGGACAGTTCCTTTCGCAGGCACTAAACAAGGAAATTGACTGGGATACAGACACCATTAAGGTTGCTTTGCTATCTAACTCGTACACTCCAGACCAGGACGCACACAACTATCTTGATGATGTTGTTTCGTACGAGGTTACTGGAACTGGTTACACCGCTGGTGGTGCTACTCTTGCTAACAAGACTAACAACTACAATGGTGCAACCAACGTTATCGTGCTAGACGCAGATGACGTTACCTGGTCATCGTCAACCATTACTGCTCGTTACGCAGTAATCTACGATGCAACTCCTGCTACCAATGCAACAAAGCCACTTATCGGCTACGTTGACTTTGGTTCAGACCAGTCTTCAAGCAATGGTAACTTCACCATCACTTGGGACGCTACTGGTATCGTAAGGATCACCGTAGCATAATGAACGTTGAGATTGGGGTAGGTTCTTTTGAGGTTGGCTTCTCAGCCACTTTGATTGAGCCTACCCCAGTCACTCGTATCATTTACGTTATTGAGGACACCATCCGTCAACCCCTGACACATGCTCGTTCCACAATCATTTCTCTAAATGGTCACAGCCTTTCCGCTGTAAACCCAGATCTAACTTTGGTAGGAGGTAAGGCTACGCTGATTGCAGCGTAGTCTTTTTTATTATGAGCAGATTATCAGATACAATTGGATTTTTCTCTCCACAGATCTATAGACTATTCAACGAAACAACGGTATCTACAAGTTCTACAAACTATGGAAGCCTAACTACTGACACGATTACTCTTGCTGGGGCAAGCGGTCAACGTGAATATTCTGCAGATGCTCCACTTGGTAGCGATGCAGGATCTTGGTCTTTGCAAAAGATTACTGGTATTTCTGACACTAGAATTAACCACACCAACACAAATACAGTTGCACAGTTTACTGACAGAGATTACACTTTTGGATTTTGGGTAAAATATGTAACTTTCCCAAGCAATAACAGTGCCACAGCAAACGTTCTTGCAAGCGTTGGTAGCACAACCGCAACAGGTTCTGGTTTTATTCTAAATATTTATGGAAGTGCAACAACTGGTGGAAATGCAAAAAAACTTCAACTAAGTGCAGGAAATGGAACTACTATAGTAAATACTATTTCTG